AACATTGACGCAGCCGAGCTAGTCGCGACAGACAAGCGAGTCGGCATGGCTCAGAAGCTAGTCAACTCAGGATTCGACCCAGCCGATGTGCTATCAGTCATGGGCCTACCTGCTATCCAACACACAGGTCTACCAACAGTCCAGCTACAAGGAATCGCACAGGTCAACCCAGAGGACCCAGAAGCCGCTTACGAGGTCAAGTAATGATAAACCCAGCAACTTACAACATCACCGCTTACCAGGGTGCAACTTATGACCTAAACATGACTTGGAAAATCGCTGGCACAGCTGTAAACCTAACTGGCTACACCGCTGCAATGCAGGTGAGAGAAAACGCCGATGCGAGTGCAACAATCCTAAGTTTGACCAACGGCTCAGGCATAACCCTCGGTGGAACTGCTGGCACAATCGCCATCGCTGTATCAGCCAACACAATGGGCTCTGCTATCGCTGGCAACTATGTTTATGACCTTGAACTAAACTCTGGCAGTCAGGTGACAAGACTTATTCAGGGATTATTCGCTATCCAGGCTGAGGTCACTAGGTAATGTCCCAAGTCACACTGGAACTAACTGAAACCAGCACAAGCATCGAGGTTGATGAAACCAACGCTGCTGTCAATGTGACTGAAACCTTTACAACGCTCGATCTAGGCAACGCTGGTCCACAGGGTGCAACAGGGGCAGGTGTTGCTGTTGGGGGAACTACTGGGCAGATTCTTTCCAAGATAGATGACACAAACTACAACACACACTGGATAGACAACTTTGCAAGTCAGCTCAAGCATGAGGTCAAGCTTGGCGAGGCTATCTCTAAAGGTCAGGCAGTTTATGTGAGCTCTGCCAGTGGCACAAACATGATCGTGTCAAAAGCTGACAACACAACCGAAGCAGCCTCAAGCAAAGTAATGGGCTTGTTAGAAACTGGTGGCTCAACTAACGCTCAAGTCAAGGTTGTCACAGAAGGTCTTTTGGCTGGACTAAACACAAACGCTGCAACAGCCGGAGATGCTGTTTGGCTAGGAACTGCTGGCAATCTAATCTACGGATTGGCTAATAAGCCAGTAGCCCCAGCCAACTTGGTTTACATCGGTGTAGTGACTCGTAAAAATGCAAACAATGGTGAAATCTTTGTCCAACCTCAGAATGGCTTTGAGCTAAATGAGCTACACAATGTCTTGATTAGCAACCCTCAAAATGGTGATGTTCTCAAATACAATTCATCACTCGGACTATGGCAGAACGGACAACCATAATGCCCTACTTTATCTCAGACCAGACCGATTGCCCTGAGTGGGCAGTAGTCAAAGAGGATGGCGTTGTCATCACTTGCCAGCCAACCAAACAGGATGCCATAGATCAGATGGTTGCTTTGTCAATCGCTGAGGAGATTGAACCAGGTGGCGAGCTTAGGGCAGAGCCAGGTGAGCTTAGTGTTGGTGACTTTGTTAGATGGGGTTCAGGTGACAATGTTGCTCAAGGTCGCATCACAAGAATTGTTAGAGATGGCGAGATAAATGTCCCAGACTCTAGCTTCACAATCACCGGCACAGCAGATGACCCTGCTGCACTTATCAGGATCTACCGCGAGGGCGAGGATGGCTGGAACCCAACCGATGTGCTAGTCGGTCACAAGTTCTCTACCCTAAACAAGATTGCAGAACTAAGAGCAATAAGAGAACTGCCTGACAACTACAGACCAGCCCTAGCCGAGGATGTGCCACAGGGCAGAGCTTGTGGCAACTGCTTCTTCTTCAATGAGGAAAGAATCAACGAGGCTGGCGATAAAGCTTGGTGTGAACGCTGGGATGACTTTGTTGATGGTGGCTTCTATTGCAACGCTTGGGAGCCAGATGCAGATAACGATGATGATGAAGATGACAACATGGGTGAGATTAGGGCTATAAACCAAGATGCCCCTGCTTACATGAGAGCAGCAGCTCGCCGAGGCCTTGAGTATTACGAGCAAGGGCTTGCTGGCGATGGCGTCACACCTGGCACTATCCGCGAGGCCCGAGCTATGGCAGAAGGCACAGTCAGCGATGACAAGTGGATAAGGATTGCTGCTTGGATTGCCCGACACCTTGTTGACCTAGACAGCCCAGATGCCAACCCCAACTCAGATAACTACCCATCAGCCGGTGTTGTTGCTCACTTGCTTTGGGGATCAGGTCCATCTAAGCGAGCTGCACAACGCACAAAAGACTACGCTGATTCGGTTGTTGCTAGAATCAGAGCAGAGGAAACTACCAGGATGACTAATAAAAACAAGTGGCTAGATGTCGCGAGAGCGATTGCCCTAAAGATTGACGGCCCACAGGCTAAACAGCCAGAGGTCAGAACTAACAGCGTTGACTTTGAGGTCAGGGCTGAGGGCGATGGTATGAGCTTCACCGGCTATGCCTCTGTGTTCAATTCCCCATCTGAGGATCTAGGTGGCTTCATCGAGTATGTTGCCCCAGGTGCTTTTAGGCGTTCCCTACAATCTCGCAACGAGGTAAAGCTTCTCTGGAACCATGACGCAGGTGAGCCACTTGCATCCCTTCGCGGTGGCACTATGCAACTTGTCGAGGATGACCGAGGCCTAAAAGTCACAGCACAACTTCCCAACACAACCAGAGGCAGAGATGTTGCCGAGCTACTTAGGACTAAAGTTATAGACTCCATGAGCTTTGGCTTCAATGTCATCAAGGATTCATGGTCAGCAGATGGGAAAACAAGAACCTTGGAATCAGTCAGATTGTTCGAGGCAAGCATCGTATCGTTTGCTGCCTATCCTGCTACAACCGCAACTGTTAGATCTACTGACCAGGCGATTGACCCAGACAGACTTGCCGATGCACTGCTAAGGCTAGAGTCCGGTGATGACCTTGACGAGGCTCAGGCAACTCTAATCACCGATGTTGTTGGCAAGCTAAAGGCACAGCCAGATACCGAAGAAGTAATTGACAACGGACTGGACTTGCTAGACCTAAAGAAAAAGCAGTTTGACCTTCTACTGAAAAAGATCTAACCATGGCAACTCAAGATGAAATCAAGTCAGCTATACTAAAGGCTGCTGGCAACCCTTCAGCCGGTGCTGTTGCTGAGATAGCAGATGAGCTTGCAAAAGCAGTCTGGGAACTTGACAACAAGAACTCAAATAACCCAGCCAAAGAAGCACGGGTTATTGACGCAAAAGAAACTCGCTAACTAGTTTCTTTCCCCAGCTCGGCCCCCTTCCTGAGCTGGGGTTTTTTTGTGCCTATAAACTTGTGAGTAGCAGTTGAGTGTAAGCACCGCTGTGTCTGTTGAGTGTCAGCACCGCAGGAAACCCTAATCAACTAACTAACAGGAGAATCATGTCTGACTTTATCAAGTCACAAATGGATGCTCGCAACAACCTCATCGCTCAGGCGAGAGAAGTCCTAGACTTCGCTGAGGCTGAAAAGCGTGGCCTATCCGCAGAAGAAAACCAGAAGATTGCTCGTATCGAAGCTGACATCGACTCAGCCGACACAGCCATCTCAACTGCTCGTTCAATCGCAGACCGCGAAGCTCGTGCAGCCGAGGCATCCGCTTCATTCGCACCATCAACCAACGCACCAGCTAACAGCGATGCAGACATCCTACGCTCAATCGCTATGGGTGAATTGCGTGGACACGACTTTGGTCGCGAGGCTCGTACTCTAGTTCCAAGCTCGAACACTGTGGGTCAGTCCTTTTTTGACCAGGTGTTCCAAATCGCTCAGTTGGTCGGCCCGATTCTTACCACCTCAGAGGTATTCAACACAACCTCTGGTGAGAACCTAGTCATCCCAACTGTCACTGCAACTTCAACATCAGGTTCAGTAGCAGCAGCAGGAACCATCTCTGAGAGCAACCCAACATTCTCATCCATCACCCTTGGTGCTGAGAAGTATGGTGCTCTAGTGCAGGTTGCACAGGAGCTTGTGACTGACGCTGGATTCGACATCACCAGCTACATCGCACAGCAGCTTGGAACCTCACTTGGTCTAAAGGTCAACGATGTTCTAACTACAAAGCTATCCGCTGCTGCTGGATCAGTTGTTCGTGGAACTGCAACCAACTTCGCTGCACAGTACGAGGACTTGATTGACCTTGTTTACGGCATCGCAGATGGAGCTCGCGTTCTTCCAGGACTAGGCTTCCAGATGAGCAAGACCGGTATCGCAGCTGCTCGTAAGCTAAAGGATGACTCAGGTGCATACATCTGGACCGACTCAGCAGTACCAGGACAGCCAGCAACCTTGCTTGGCTACCCAGTATTCGAGAACCCAAATGTTGCTGCTGTTGGAACTGCTGCTAAGTCAGTATTGTTCGGACACCTACCATCATTCAAGGTTCGCGTTGCAGGTGGAATGAGAGTTGACCAGTCAGCAGACTTCGCTTTCAACACTGACACTGTGACCTACCGAGGCCTAATGCGAGTTGATGGTGGACTAACCCACGCAACTCACATTGGTTTCTACCAGGGTAAGTAATTAGCCCTAGCTAAATAAGCTGACAAGCCCCAAGCGTGTAGGTTCGCTTGGGGCTTGTCTTTTGCTAGGATTAGGCCATGCCTACTACTAAAAAAGAGAAACTAAACGGAGCTGTCAGCCTTTGGTCAAACAGCTATAACGCCCCAACCGGATACGGCCAGCAAGCCACACACTTGCTAGACAATCTCAAAAGGTCTGGCCTAGATGTGCAGATGTTGTCTAACTACGGACTCGAAGGTGTACCGACAACCATCCAAACACCTTTTGGCAAAGTCCCACACTTCCCTCGAGGCATTGACCTTTACAGCAACGATGCTGCACCGATAGATCACGCGAACCTCATTGCCAAAGACCCTGACAAGCCAAACCTGTTTATCAGCCTTTACGATGTTTGGGTTATGCAATCAAAGGGATACGACAAGTTCCCTATCGCCTCATGGGTGCCACTAGATCATGTCACTATGCCACCAAAGGTTGAGCAGTGGCTTCGCAAGCCCAATGTCACACCTATTGCAATGGCACCTCATGGTGTTAGACAGATGACTGCCAAAGGCATTGAGTGTGAGTATGTGCCTCACGCTATTGACACTAAGGTTTATAAGCCAACCTTTGAGATTGGCAAACACGCTATCAACGATTACCTCGGCATCAAAGAGGATGACTTCCTCATTGGAGTTGTTGCAGCTAACAAGGCATCGGGTCTAATTCACCGAAAAGCTTTTGGCGAATTGCTGATGGCCTTTAGCATCTTCTCTAAGCAGCAACCAGATGCCTTGCTCTATCTCCACACCGACCCTTATGGAATGGCAGGTGGCTGGAACCTTATTCAAGTTCTCCAATCACTGGGTATTCCAAAAGACAAAGTGCTACTGCCTAACCCACAGGACTATCGCTTTGGCATGGCTAAGAAAGACCTTGCAGCCATCTATACCAGGATGGATGTGCTACTTGCCCCGAGCTATGGTGAGGGCTTTGGAGTGCCGACACTAGAGGCTCAGGCTTGTGGCACAAGGGTCATCGGATCTAACTGGGCAGCAACCCCTGACCTAATCAGCGAGGACTCATGGCTTACCGATGGACAGCCAAGCTGGGATGCAGGTCAAGATGCCTGGTGGCAGACACCGAACATCCCTAGCCTTGTCAACGCCCTGAAAGAGTCTTACTACGCAAAGCGAGGCCCATCACAGGTTGCTATTGACTTTGCTAAAGACTTCGACATAGAAACAGTTTGGGATAAGCACTGGGTTCCGGTGCTAAAGAAACTACTCAAGTGATTGCTTGGATAAGCCACCATCTGCCTGAGTATTGGCAGGGAAAGCTTGTTGGCGGTGCAGAGATGACCGATGCAACTTTGCTCGATGACGCACCTGTTGAGGTCAAGACATTCTTGCCTTACCAATGGCGTGAGGCTTTGGAGTTTGACCAGATAGTCATTACCGGCACAGACCTGCTAGATGAAGAAGCAATGACCGAGCTGGCAAGGAAAGAACCAGTTGTGGCAGTCCATCACTTGCAAACCAGAAGTCAGGAAAGAGCCAACCTATTCAACTCAGCCAAACTGCTTATGTGCCGGACACCTAAACACCTAGAGCTAGAGCTGTCTTGGACTAACCCAAAGGCAAGCGACTGGGTTGTTTCTCCATTAGATCCGACTGAGTTCACAGCCAAACCAAAAGAGGAGTTTGCACTATGGGCTGCAAGGTGGCACCAGCAAAAGGGTCCAGAGCAAGCAATCGAGTGGGCACAGCAAAACAACCTAAAGCTGATCATGATGCACGACAAGACAAGGGCAGAAGTCCTAGAGGCTATGAGCCGAGCCAAGCACTTTGTCTTTTTGCCACAAGGCTTTGATGCCGAGCCACGAGCAGTTGTTGAGGCAGTCTTGTCGGGTTGCCAGGTACACACAAACGACCTAGCCGGCATAAGCTCAATACCTGATTGGCAGAACCCAGATATGTTGCGAGAGCTTGTCATCGGGGCTAAGGCAAAGTTTTGGGATAGAGTTTTAGCATGATTGCAGTCCTAATACCAACACTCAACAGACCACACAGAGTTGCTGAGATAGTAGCCAACCTGAAAGACACAGCACCAGAGGCAGTGCCTTACTTCATCATCGAGGAACATGACACCGCTACCGCTGAGGCTATCGAAGCCATAGGCAGTAATAAAGTCGTAAACAAAAGAGCTGCATCTTATGCAGGGGCAATCAACACAGCAATAAAAGAAACCAAAGAGCCTTACATCCTGATGGCAGCAGATGACTTGCTATTCAAGCAGGGCTGGGCAGAACCGATACTAAAGCTGGCTAAGGACTTTGGCTTTGTCGGCACTAACGATCTACACAACCCTGATGTGCTTAGAGGCACCCACGCGACTCACTACCTAATCACTAGAGATTATGCCGAGCTGGGTTCAATAGATGATCCTGATGCAGTGCTGTACGAGGGCTACATTCACAACTACACAGACACCGAGGCTGTTGCTACAGCAAAGTTCAGAGGCCAGTGGACACCTTGCCTAGAGTCAGTGATTGAACACTTACATTGGGTCTGGGGATTAGCTACACAAGACGCTACCTACCAAAAGGGCACAACTACTGTTAGCCAGGATGAGCAAACTTTCAACAGTCGAGCACACCTTTGGACCCACTCTCAAGCCTAAAAAGCATACGGCTTCAGCGGATAGACTAGGACAATTATGGCAATTACTAACGGCTACGCCACCTTAGCTCAGGTCAAAGCAGCACTCAGAATCACAGACAGCGTTGATGACCCCCTATTGGAGATGGCTATTGAGTCAGGCTCTAGGGCTATTGACGGATACGCCAACCGCAACTTCTACTCATCCGGCTCGGCAGTTAGAGTCTTTACACCTAGCGACAGCTTTGTCACAGAGATTGACGATCTAATTAGCCTGACAACTCTAAAGACAATGACCGATGATGACAGCACCTTTGACACTACTTGGACTGCAACCGACTACCAGCTTGAGCCACTAAACGGCAGAGCTGATGGACTTATCTCACCTTTCACAAGCATCAGAGCTGTTGGAGATTACCTATTCAGCCAGTTTGAGCAAGAGGCAACTGTGCAGGTCACAGGTGTTTGGGGTTGGTCAGCAGTCCCAATCTCAGTCACTCAGGCAACAGTCATCCAGGCATCGAGGATCTACAAGCGACTAGACAGCCCACTCGGTGTTGCAGGTATCTCGGACATTGGAATCATGCGAGTCAGCAACAGGCTTGACCCAGATGTTGCCCAGCTTGTTGACCCACTACGCAGAATCAGGTTTGCATAGTGGCAAGCATTACCGACCTACGGACCGCTATTGCCACTAACCTTGGCACCATCGTAGGGCTCAGAACCAGCCCTGAGATGCCGGACAACCCCAACCCACCAATCGCCCTAGTCAGACCTGTGACAGTTGAATACAACCAGGCGATGGCTAAGGGTCTAACCAAATATAGCTTTGTCGTTGTTGTTATCGTTGGCCGAGCCGATGAGAGAACAGCACAGCGATCACTTGACAACTACTGCTCATCCACAGGGGCATCAAGTATCAAGAACGCAGTAGAATCAGATAAGACACTTGGTGGCAATGCCTACGATTGCCGAGTGACTGAAATGAGAAACTACACCCCCATCCAGCTAAACGAAGGCACATACCTAGCAGCGGAGTTCGCTGTTGATGTGTTTGCCGACTAGGAGAAAAACAAACAATGCCAAAGTTCATCGCCACAAACTACAATGTCACAATCAACGGCACAGACTTTAGTTCCTCACTTGCATCGGTTGAATTGCCGATTGAAGTAGAAACTCAGGACACTACCGCTTTTGGTGCAACATTCCGTACAGCAATCGCAGGATTGCAGACCGGCTCAATCACCCTAGAGTTCCACCAGGACTTTGGAGCAGGAGCCATTGACACAATTCTTTACCCACTACTAGGCACAAACGCCACAGTGACAGTAAGACCAGCAGGAACCGCTACAAGTGCTACCAACCCTGCCTTTACTGGTACTTACCTTGTGACCCAGTATTCCCCATTCAACTCAACCATTGGTGACCTCGCCACACTATCTGTGACATGGCCTCTAAATGGTGCATTGACAAGGGCAACAGCCTAAGACCATGCAAATCCCATTCATAGTTGAGTTTGTGGATGGTAATAAAGAAAAGGTTGTCACTGGCACCCCAGACTTTATTGCCTTCGAGGAGAGATACAACTTGGCCATCACGACTATCCAGTCGGACCCTCGCCTAACCTACCTGAGCTTCATTGTTTGGAACTCGCTCCGCAGAGCTAAAAGGACAGACAAGTCCTTTGAGGACTTTGTGGAAACTCTGGACACAATCTCAGGCGATGATGCAGACCCAAAAGTCTAAAGATCAAGGGGCTAGGAGCTACTAGCCAGCACTACCTGATCGCTTACTTGGCCTGTGAAACAGGGATTGCACCCTCGGCTCTACTACAAGAGTCCGAGCGTATGCTCTTTACGATGCAGATGTATCTAAAGGGCAAAGCAGAACAGATGAGGCAATAATGATAAAGAGTATGTCAGTCGAGGTCTACGGCATTAGGGAAACCCTTGCCGAGATCCGCGATGTAGATAAAGACCTATTCTTTGAGATTCGTGCCTTTATGAAGCGTGGCGGTGACACCCTTGGTCGCAGGATTCAGGGGAACATTCCGCTTATGGCACCTATTCGAGGCTTTAGGCACAATGGCCGAACAGCCTGGCGTGGGGCTACAACCAAGACTGTTGTAAGTGGTCGTAATGCTAGAGCTGGCATGGATGGTGCAACACCCCTTCTCCAGGTGATTGTAAACGGAGCAGCAGTCAGCATCGCTGACATGGCAGGTCGCGGTGGGGGTAAGACACGCTTGCAGACCACAAGAACCTACGAGTGGAAAGGCACTACTCGTAGGCACACTGTCACTACTCAGGGTCAAGAGATGATCAAGGCTTTAGGCATGAGCCCATCTCGATACATCTACCCAGAGGCCGAGCAGTCGGTCCCATTCATTCAGGGCTATGTGTTGCAGGGTGTTGAGCAATACACCAACAAGCTCAATAGAAACATTGAAGTGATTGGGAACCGATAATGGCCGGCATAAAAATCAACATCCTAAGCAACTTCAATGCTCAAGGATTCAGCAAGCTACAGAGAGAACTCAAGCGACTTGACACTCCTATCGAGAAGCTTGGGGCAGTCACTAGATCTCTAGCCCCTGCTGCACAGATTGGCCTTGTGGCTTTGACAGCCCTTGGCACCGCAGCAGTTAGAGCTGCCGAGGATGCTCAGGTTGCTGACCGCAGACTTGCCAGCGTTGCAGACTCCATGGGTTTGTTTGGAACTCAGACTGGTGCAGTGACTAAGCGACTACGCGACTTTGCAGACGCAACAATGAAGCAGACCGCGATTGACGATGAGGTCATCAAGGCAACACAGGCCAAACTACTTACCTTCAAGAACCTAGCTACAACTGCCGATGTTATGGGTGGGGCTATGGACCGAGCTACCCTAGCTGCTATTGACTTGGCAGCAGCAGGATTCGGCTCCGCAGAGAGAAATGCCACTCAGCTTGGTAAAGCTTTGCAAGACCCGATCAAGGGTATTACTGCCCTAGCTCGCTCAGGTGTGACATTCACCGAGCAAGAGAAGAAAAAGATAAAGGTCTTAGTCGAGTCGGGCAAAATGCTCGAAGCTCAGAACCTAATTCTCTCGGCCATTGAAACTCAGGTTGGTGGCACCGCTGCTGCTACTGCAACAGGCTCGGCAAAGATGGCTGTGGCTTTTGGTGAGATGCAGGAAGCTATCGGAAACGCATTGTTGCCGGTGCTAGAAAAGCTTGTCCCACTTATCACCGGACTGTTTGACTTTATTGCCAAGAACTCAGTTGTAGTGTCTGTGCTTGCAGGTATCTTTGGAGCTTTAGCTGTTGCCATCCTTGCTGTGAACTTTGCCCTAAACGCCAACCCGATTGTCAAGGTCATCACCTTAGTTGCAGCTTTGGCTGCCGGTGCTGTTGTCTTGATCAACTACCTGGTCGGCTTGTCTGGTGGCTGGGGCAAGTTGTTTGAGGCTATGCAGAGAGGCTTGGCTGAGGTCGGCAAGTTCTTTGGAACTGTCTTTGATTCAATCAGCAACTTAGTTGTTGGGGTTATCAACGGCCTAGCTACAAGGTTTGAAAACTTTATCAACACAATCATCAGTGGACTAAACGGCATCATCAGCCTTGCCAATGCTGCCCTAGCAATCGTGTCAACTGTCACAGGTGGAGCTGTAAACATTCAGGTCCCAAAGGTGCCAACTGTTGTTATCCCAAAGGTTCCAGTAAAGACCCCAGCAAAGATACCTACCAAGATTCCTAAGCTTGCTCTCGGCGGTATCGTTATGCCACAACCAGGTGGAGTGCTTGCCAACATCGCTGAAGCAGGACAACCTGAAGCTGTTATTCCACTAAACAAGATGGGCCAATACACAAACAACAAGCCACAGAATGTTTACAACATCAATGTCAACGGCGGTGTTGGCTCTGGCTCGACTATCGGTAGGGCAATCGTTGAGGCTATCAAGTCCTACGAGCGTACTTCTGGTGCTGTCTTTGTGGGAGCGTAATGCCAGCCCCAGCAGTCAAAGTTGAACTAGGTCTAAACCTCGGTCAGGCTGACCCCTTTGCCTTTATCCTCGATGACGCAATCAAAGGTGTCCTAGACAACACTGGCTTTACCCTTGGTGGCGAGAGATTCTTTGACATCTCAGACAGACTTATCGCAACAAGCACAGCTCGCGGTAAGAACCAGGCACTAGATCGTATTGACGCTGGAACCTCGAGTATCGTTGTTGACAACTCAGACCGACACTTTGACCCCTTGTATCCCAACGGCCCTTACTTTGGTCAGCTCATCCCTCGCCGAACTGTAAGAATCACCTGCAATGACCAGCCAGTCTTTATCGGTGCCATAGATGACTTTGACATTGTTTACGCACCAAGCAACCGGTCACAGGTTCGCATAGATGTATCTGATGCCTTCTCAACTTTGACTAACTCAGGGCTCGAGGAGTTTACCCCTACTGCCCAGCTCTCAGGTGCTCGCGTGAACGCTGTTCTTGACAGACCCGAGGTTGACTGGCCAGCAGCCGAAAGAGAGATTGACACCGGCAACTCAACAATGCTGGGAGCTCTTGTAGCTGAGGGAACCTCGGTGCTTGAGTATCTGCAACTCGTAAGCAACTCAGAGTTTGGTGACTTGTTTATTGGCAAGGATGGCAAGGTTGTATTCCGCGAGCGAAACGCTGTGCCTAACACGCCTAACCTAGTATTCAGCGATGAGGTAGTTGCAGGTGCCTACACAGGCATCCAGTTTGCCAGCGTAAACAATGTGTATGGATCTGAGAACCTTTACAACCGCATCCTTATCAGCAACGCTGGTAGCCCTGTCCTTGAGGCCTCCGCTGCAGACACTGAATCGCAGACTGTCTATGGACCTCGAAGCTACTCACAGAGCAACTTGCTAGTTGCGAGCCAGTCTGAGTTGCAGTTCTTGGCAGACTTCTTGCTTGCTCGATTCAAGGAACCTCAGTATCGCTTTGAGTCCTTGACAGTAGTTATGGACACCCTTACCGAGGCCAACCAGGATGCAGTCCTAGATCTTGAGATTGGTGACATTGTGCTAGTTAGGTTTGAGCCTTCTGACATCCCACCGGCAATCGAGCAGTATGTGAGAATCATCGGCATCAGCCATGACTGGACCTCAACCAGCAAGAACATAACCTTCGCCCTAGAACGCCTTGACTTTGCCATCTTTATCCTTGACAACCCTGTCCTTGGCGAGCTGGACAATGACCGCCTTGCCTACGAGTAGTAAACTAAAAACAACAACAAAGGAACCCCATGCCAAGAAAAACCTTTACAGCGGGCGAGGTGCTCGCTGCCGCAGATGTCAATCAATATCTGTCAAATGAGATTTCACTCACTGCCTCTACAGCTACCTCTTACACAGTGCTGACCTCTGACCGCTACAAGATTCTAGAGTTTGACTCTGCCTCTAACACCACAGTCAGCATCGGAACTGCCACAGCTTTCCAGGCTGGCGAGCGTGTGGACATTCTTAGAGATGGTGCAGGAACTGTCACGATCACCAGAGATGGCACAGTAGTCAGCCTTGCAGGTCGAGGAACCGCTGGAACCGCCTATGCAATCGGCACTCGTTATGACGCTGTATCGGTTATCTGTGTGGGCACTAACTCATACAGAATCGTAGGAAACGCAAGTAGCGTATAGCTCATGGCACTTATTCCGTTAGGTATTTTGAGTGCTGCTGGTGCGGGCATTGTTGTATTTGCAAAAGCCGGATACTTTGCAGGTGGCGATAATGGAGCCACACAATTTAGCACTGTAGATAAGTATGAGTTTCCTTCTGATACAAGAACTGTGCTAGCAACAGGACTAAGCGGCCTAAGAAAAAACTCGGCTGGCTTATCAAACTCAAGTGTTGCAGGTTATGTTGTTGCAGGTGAAAGTGTGACTACTATTGACAAGTTTGCTTTTCCATCCGATGCTCGTAGCACATTGGGAACTGGTTTACCAGCTGCAAGATTTTTGCTAGCTGGAATGGCAAACTCTGGAACTGCTGGTTATGTTGGCGGTGGACTAAACGCAGCTACTCAGGCCACAAACACCATCTACAAAATTGCTTTTTCTAATGATGCAGTTTCTACGCTTGCGGCAGTTTTGTCTGACAGTATCTATGCTTTAGCTGGAATGGCGAACTCTGGAACTGCCGGTTATTTTGGTGGTGGACTAAACAATTCATCGGTAAGACTTGCAACAGTTGGAAAACTTGGCTTTTCAACCGAGGCCATGTCAACACTTGGCACAGGGCTTTCAGCCGCTCGAAACTCTCTGGCTGGAATGGCAAACTCTGGTGTAGCCGGATACTTTGCTGGCGGTAGCAATCCAGCTCAATTTACAACAGTAGATAAGTTTGCCTTTCCAAGCGACACTAGAAGCACACTAGGCACAGGACTGTCTGTCGCAAACGAGGCACTTGCTGGAATGGCTGATTCAGGAACCGCTGGTTATTGTGGTGGTGGTTTTGACAGTGCTGCTACTGCAAGAGTAGAAAAGTTTGCTTTTCCAAGCGATACCAGAAGCATCTTGACAACTGGCTTATCATCTGCAAGATACAGTTTGTCGGCTTTTGCCGATTCAGGTGTCTTGTAATGTTTGAGGAAATCAACAAAGCCATAGCAGAGGTGCAGCAACCACGCTCACGCTTTCAGTTAGAGCGTTTTGTTTTAGGACAACACGCAACAGACGAAATGCGGTATTACCAAACAGTCATTGAACTTCAAGACGCAATCTACAAATACAAGCTGGCTGTGATAAATGTAAAAAAGTCAGAGCTAAAGATTGCAAAGCTAAGAGCAACTGGTGATGATCTAGATGAACTCAAAGCACAAGAGGTTGAGCTTGGACTGGCTCAGACTTCCTTTGCTATGCTAGGGGCCGAGCGAGAGATGAAGCACCTGCTAGAAATCTTTGACACCTTTACCCATAAATACACAAGAGCTGAGATTGAAGCTGCTCAACCTGACTATTGGCAAGCAAGACTGACCAACAATGCTAAGGCTATGCTTATGGGCGGTCAAAGCGTAAACCCATCGCACATTGAAGCTATGGAACAAGCCGGTGTCCTTGACAGCTTTGTTGCAGAAGTAGAAAAGACAAAGAAAGAACTCTCATGAATTACGCCACTTGGAAACTAAACTTCACAGATCCTAACTACGGAACTGGCCCAGAGGACAGGATTGCTGACCTTGGCTTTGGTGCTGAGGGTGCTTGGGTTGCTGGCGAGCCAGAAAGCAATGGAACTATTCTTGGCTATCTAACAGAGCCAGTAGATGAAACACAACTCACAATTTGGGAAGTGAAAAACATAACTCAAGCTGAAGCCCTAGCTTTTTGCCTTGCTATAAACGCAGAAGCTTCCCTATTGCCTGATGGCAAAATCGCTGCACCTGTGGACTTGACTGCATAATGGCTGAGGAAACAACTGGGGTACGCATTACCCAGCAGATGATCTATCAGAAGCAATTAGAGATGAACGACACTCAGCTCAAGATGCTTGTCAAGCTAGACAACCTGGATGATGTGCCGGACAGAATTAGAGAAGTCGAGCTGTCTTTGGCTCGCCTAGCCTGGATTGAGAAGATTGCCTACACAGGCCTTGCTGCTGGTGTGGTTGCCCTTATTGGATCGCTACTAAACATGATTGGAAGAATGTGAAAACCAAACCTCAGATGCCCCTAGACGGCAAGTTTGGCAAGGACTGGAAAGTCACTAGCCCATTCGGTTGGAGAATCCATCCCATCGAGAAGTATAAGAAACACCACAATGGTGTAGATCTATGGGGACCAAAGGCAAAGATTTGGAACGAAGCCTGGCATGACGGCACTGTAGTTGCTGCCGGAACCTCAAAGCTAAAGAACGCAGATGGCTCACTCGGTGGGGTTGGTTGGTATGTTGACATTCGCTCAAAGATAAACGGCGAGTGGTACACATCACGCTATGCCCACATGGTTGAGAACTCACTAACTGTTGTAAAGGGTGAAAAGGTCAAGGCTGGTACTCGACTGGGCATCATGGGCAACACCGGTGCATCGGCTGGCCGACACCTGCACTTTGAGATCTGCAAGGGCAAGTATCTAAAGTGGACATCAGACGGCAAGGGTTATGTTGACCCTCTAAAGTTTGTCAAAGCCACTATTGCTAAGTGGGAACTCGATGCTGAGGTTGGACTGCCAACACCTGACACAGGTGAGGTAGCCCCTGCCCCAGTTCACGAGCCAGTCCCTCAAGCCCCCAAGCCCCCAAAGGTGCAACCGAAACTTGCTAAATAACTTAGCCAAAACTAAAAGCCTACGAGTCATGCTTGTAGGCTTTTTTTTATTCTTTATGATCTGGCAGCCTACCCCTGCCTATGGTGCTCAAGCTTGGGCAACCATCACTTGTGCCGACTCTACTGGCACTCAGCAAACCTTTACAGTTGGATGGGAAAATGAAAACAACTACTTCTTGGATAAAGGCAACATTCCCCAGCACTTTTGCGAGGGTGGCTATGCTGGTCAGCTCACCACTTTTGTTGGCGTTGTATCTAGTGACGGCACTGAGCTGGACCCTGCTTTGCTTTACCATCCTGGTTATGTTGCTCCTAATCCTGTGGCCCCCACTCCTAGTCCTGAAGCTGTACCGGAAACTGAAACGACAGTAAGGACCGATGATGTTGAACGCACCGAAACAGTTGAACGCACCGAAGATGTGGCTCGCTCTGAGGAAGTTGTCAGAGAGCCTGAGCCAGTGGCTTCGGTGGCTCCCATAGCCTCAGCCCCAGAGCCTAGCCCCGAACCTACGCCAGAACCTACCCCCACACCTACGCCAGAACCAGAGCCTAGTCCCACAAGCCCTGTAAAGCCTGTAGAGCCCACAAAGCCCCCAGAGGTCATAACACCTACCCCAGAGCCTACTGAGCCCCCTACGAGCCCCACAGAGCCGACAATTCCGAGCGAGCCTACACCTGAGCCTGAGTTGCCAGAGGTAATAGTAAGCATCGAACTAGCGTTAGAAGCGGTTAGTAAACTGGTAGATAACCTACGCTCAATCGGGTCAGACATGACACCGGAAGT